CTTCCCCAAGGCTCAAGACTTTGTTGACGAATACCACAGGGACCGTCGGTCTGACTTCCACCAGATTGCTGCCGACATCGTGGGTGTTCCTCGTAAGCAAGCGAAGACCATCAACCTTGGACTGTTTTATGGGATGGGTGTAAACAAGCTGGCAGAGCAGCTGGGTCTGGACCTTGAGAGTGCGAAGGATCTGTTCGCCGTCTACCACAAAGAAGTGCCGTTCGTGAAGCAGCTGTCTACCTATGCGGCTAGTGCGGCAGAGGAGCGTGGTCGTATCCGTACCCTGCTTGGTCGCGTCGGTCGGTTTGACAAGTGGGAGCCGACGGCGTTTGGTTCCAACAAACCTCTGCCCTTTGACGAAGCCGTAAAGGAATACGGTGGCCCCCGCAATATCAAGCGGGCGTTCACGTACAAGACTCTGAACAAACTGATACAAGGGTCGGCGGCGGACCAGACGAAGAAGGCAATGGTAGATCTGTATGAGAACGGCATCTTGCCAATGGTTCAGATCCACGATGAACTGGCGGTGTCGGTGGACAGTCCTGAGATGGCTCACAAGGTGATTGCCATCATGGAGAACTGCGTTCAGTTGGCAGTCCCGTCGGTTGTCGATGCAGAGGTGGGGCCTTCATGGGGTGAGGCCACCCACTCGCTTGGAGAGGATGGCCTCTTTTCGGGGATTAAGAAGTAGCCTCTTCTTCAGAGTCTCTTCGAATCATCGCCTTCAGCAAGGCCTTGTCGGATGGGGGCATGTAATATCCCTCTCCGTAGCGGCTGTAAATATGAAACCCCTTGGTTGCCAGCACGTGGCGCAGACGGTAGACCGCCATACGAACCGTTGATTTTGAGTGCTGGATGCGCGGGTTGTAATCCACAATAGCCTGATAGAGTTCGTCCTTGGTCACCTCCTGCTTGAGCAAGAGCAGTTCGAGGAGCATTGACAGCTGTGCTGAAAGGTTCAATCCTGTTTTAATCTCCTTCAGTAATGCGTTCATGTCATAGGTCCTTATATTGTTATGCGTGTAAAGCAGTTACTCTTGACACCCATTTTTAATTGTCACAGCAGTGTAAAAATATATCACATTTCCATGTGATAGTGCAAAGCCATCTCTGGAATAGACATGGTTCAGAACGCGAGGAAGTTTACTTCTTCGTTTTCTCGCCAGCTGTAGATACATCTTGTACAGGTGAACCATAGAGCGAATCCCTTAGATCGTGTTCCACCTGAGCCAGCACCACGTCGCGCATGTCCGAGCTCAATGCTCCTCCGTCCTTTGACACTGCCAACTGGGCAGCGAAAGAGTCGTAAGCAATCGAGTCGATCCACGAATCGGTGTTGGTCGGATCAAAAGACAGGCGGCTCTGCTTGACGCAGGATAGCATGACCACAATGTCGTAAGCCGTGATGGTCTTGTTCAAACGAATTGCCGCAAGTGCCGCCGCTCGTGCCGCCATGGGATACATGGGACCGTACTGTTTACCGCGTTCCTCGGTGATCGAGAGTGTCTTGTTAATAATTTCTTGGTACTTCATAGCTTGTTCTCCAGTGCATTACTTATGCATTACCAACGGTTTCAAAGCGGTTATCTGCAAGTTCTACTGAGGCATTGTACGCACTTCCACAGATGACAATAAAATTTTCTCGTGAAATACCGCTTTCCAAAGCAAGATTGCAGACGTGATACAGCATGTTAAGGGCAAGGAACTCCCGAGATTCGTTGGCATTGTAATCTCTTACCCGCGCTACATCATAGAAGGCATGGGTGATTGATCCGTAAATGAAAGTAGCCGCAGCTCGCCATGTTGCTTCGTCTGGAACCATATTACCAAGGTCCGTAGCCCGTTTGTCTGCGTCGGAGTCATCTAAAAAATTAACCATCTTCTTTCTCCAGTTTGCGAGTAAAAACTCTATCGTAATGTGTGGCGCACCAGCTGGTGCAGTTATGCGTAGGTTCTCCGCAGACAACGGGGTTGATCTCGCGATTCACCACCCATCTGCATTGGTATCGGCTGATGTCAAACAGCCTTGGCTTGTTGTCCTTGCCCAGCTTGACCTTAAACAGGCTGGGGCTGTCCTCTATCCTTGGTCTTGTCCGCTTTACCAAAGGCCGCATGGCGGACAAAGGTGGATGCTTTCTTTCTGGGGTCACCGCCTTAACGGGTCTGGGCACACGGGGCTTACGCTCTGTCCGGAAGTTCCGGTGGATGAAACCAAGCACAGCATTGCGGGTCTTGTTGATCTCCGCCCCAATCTCCCGAGCGGACTTACCAAGCATCATCCCTGCCTTCAGGGTTTCGATATCTTCCGGAGTCCACAAGATGTTTGCCATTACTCTAGGTGCTCCGGAATTTTTACTTGGTCCTGTGCCCACTTGATATAGCCGCTATTGATGGCGGCAAGTGCTTCAGTCAGCAGGGCCTCCAGCTCCTTCATAGACTTTGCCTTTGCTTGAAAGGTCTCGGTGTCGTAGCCCCACATGTGGTTGTTGCAGTAGTGTGCAAACCTTATTTCATATGTTGTTTCTTCTCCGCCTCCTCTGCGAAACAAGTGAAGCTTCTTCTCATGTATGTCATTGATATTAATGTACCGCATGATTTTGAAACTCCTTTGGACGAGGAGGGGGAAGTGGAGCCCCCTCCTTAACCACAACGGAACAGGCCCCCATCAGGTGAACCACGATCAGCAACACGAGGGCCCGCTTTATCATGCCGCCTCCCCTTCGATGATGGTCACAGAAATTTCCGGATCACGTGACCGCAGGAAGATGACGCGGTCGACGATGTCGTCGATCACCTTTTCCCGAGCGGGTTCAGGCAGTTCCTTTATCAAAGAGAGGAAGAAGGTGTACATGTAACCATGCAGGAAGCCTCCCCCGTAAAGCATTGGACGGGTATTGCTGTCGTACACACGACGGATTTCGGTTTCGAGGTCCTTCATCAGAAGGTCAAACAGTTGGTTGCTCATCGCACTTAATCCTTTCTATGTCTAAGTGGAACTGTAAAGTGTCACTGTTCGGTTACATTGTCAAGCGGTTATTTTGGCTGGTCCTTCAACAGGGGAATCCTAAACTTTGTGAGGGGCGGCTTCCAAGCGTCTGCCTCCCAGAGGTTTTTCTTGTAGTAAGGATCGTTCTGAAACTTCAGTTCGATCCACATTTTCTGATCCTTGTCCGCCTTCAGTATCCTAAAGCGGATGCCGTGCTTTTGAGCCAGCTTGATTGTTGCGTCTGTCCTCGGCACGTAGACATCACCAACATAGGTGTCCATCTCCACGCCGAGGGCTACCAGTTCTTCATACAGGGTCGGCATATCAGCTCTCCCGAAACCCTGCTGCCAGCTCGATAACTAGCTTTGCCAAGAAGGCCGTTATGCCGAGCACGATTATGACAGTAGCTATGTCAGTCGTGATACTCACCCACTGTTCTTCGCTCATTGTCCTTTGTCCTTCACATCTTTTATGCCGAGCACCTTATAATACTTTAGGAGCACGGCACGTGCACTGTTTTTACTGATGTTAAACTTACGTCCTATCACCGCATAGGAACACCCCCTCTTCCGCATCTCGTGCATAGCTGCGCGTCGGATGGGGCGTTCCTCATGGGTGGCCTTGTAGGGAGCCAATGTTTAGATCCTATACATTTAGGGAGGATTGTGCAGTTCCCTGCAACCACATCGTACTGGTAGAGTGGTCGAGGTTTTTGAGGGTAACGCTTCTCAACTCTCGCTCAACAACCTTATCCGAAACGATCAATGGTTCTTTCGTTTTAGGGCGGCGACCAGCCTTATGTCCTGCCTTGTTCTTACCGCCGACAGGGCGACCAGCCTTATGCTCTGCCTTGTTCTTACTGCCGACAGGGCGACCAGCCTTATGTTCTGCCTTGTTCTTACTGCCGACAGGGCGTCCTAGCTTTTTACCCTTAGCCGAGAAGCAAACCTTTGATAGGTGGTCGTTGATCAATTGAGTGAAGGTTTGTCCTTCCGTAGGCCAGATGTACTTTGTCATTTGCTTTCCTCTTTACTCTTTCTTTCCCAATGCTTCCCGCAGGGCGGAGTTACTTTGTTGCAATTGTTTGATTGCATTATCAGCAAAATCAATTGCCGCCGCCGCTAGGCCGAGAAGTTTTCGTAGCTTCTCGATTTCGTCAGCGGCCTTTGCTCGGTCTGCCCAATCCATCTGAAAAGACATTGGAACTTTCATCCGCAACCGTTCAACAATGTCCATCACTTGGCCTCCCGTTCTTTCATCATGGCATCGGCAATCTTGTAAGACCACACCCCCCATTGATCAAATTGATCAGTGTCAAAGTATGTTCCAGACCGAGTGATTAACCCTGTCAGTGCCGCCATTGCGAACTTGTCACGCAGGGCTTTATGTTCTTGCTCTTTCTCCATCCGAAACCGCATCATTGCGGGATCAGCGTCAGCCATATCAATCATATGATTCATCACTCTTTCTCCTTCAGCATACCGAGTGCACCCATGTAAAGTTCAAGCATCTCTTCTTCCTGCTCAAGTTCCTTGGGGCTTTTCTTGCGGATTGCTACAATCTTACGAAGTATAGCTGCATCAAGTCCGTTGCCCTTTGCCTCTGAATAAACGTCCTTAATATCCTGTGAGATAGCGGCCTTCTCTTCTTCGAGCTTCTCAATACGGGCGATGATATTTTCCAGCATCTCTTTCGTCATTCTCTTTGTCCTCTGTGTTGGTGGCGACTATAGCTATCCGGCGGTACTCGCGGGCAGCGGGGTGGATTCCATCAGATGACGGGGTGAAGTGGATCACACCGTCGCCCATCGTGTTAGCAATCTTGCTAACCATCTCCTGTATCCTTTCGATAGGAACCTTCGATTCTTTAAGGTTCCCGTACGGCATGATCCAGTAGACCCTGTCCGCAGATATCCGTCCTCTGATCTTCAACAGCTCGTAGTTGGTAGGCACATACTGGTGGTCGTTAGAACCGACGCTGATGATGACGGTCTTCGCCTCCAGTATCTTATCGGCGTAAATCTTTCCAAACTGGGCGGTGTTAATGCCGCCTTTGGCATAGACCTCACACTCCGGTCGGTGCATTGCCACACCGACCGCGATGCTGTCTCCGATGATCATGCATTCCAGCATCAGAAGAAACTCTCAACTGCCTCGATGAGCTCGTCGCAGTAGTAGATGAACGGCAGCATCAAGGTGAAGAACAGAATGTGGACGATCAGATCGACCATCTTGGGTGAAGGTTCACCCATGGTCGATCTCTACTTCATAAACATAATGCCATTCGTTGTTCTCATAATCCACCCCAGAGTCCTCGAAAGTATACGCGTCTCCTTGATGGAAGGGCGTCGGGCACGGGAGGTCCAACAGCATCTTCAGCCCCGACTTGGTGGTGGTTGTCATGTAGTCCTGTTGCCAGATTTCCCACATTTCGTTGACAAGTTGCAAGGCGCGGGTCTCGGTGGCGCAGACGTTGACCGCGGGCTCGCTCAGATTGTGACCGTCGGACACCACCACCCATACTTTGTCTTTTGTCCGCTGTCCTTCGAGCAAAGACTCAATCATCCTCTGTGACTCTTCCACCGAGTGGTTCAACGCGTCGACCTCGGCTTGCCACAGGGCGTTCAGTTCGTCAAATGTTTGCGACATGTCAGTCATCCCTTGATGCGTCCTCGTAATTGTCCTCGGGGTCGGTCTCGATCAGACCGTACTCGATGTCCCCCATCTCCCATTCCTTGAAGGGTATCTGGTCGGCCCGCTCGAAAGCATCGTCCTCGTTATGGGCCTCGACGATGATCTCATAGGTGACCACCGCCTCGATCTTATATGCTCGTGTCATCAGTCTTTCCTCTCAAAGTGGTCTCTTATTTCCTTTGCAACCCAGTCGACAGAACCAGCAACCACCACCGCATATTGCATTGCAGGGGTATGGACGAGGCAAGCCTCTCCCACCAGTTTCCGCAACCCCCTTGCCTCGTAGGCGGTGATGATGATGGGGGTGTCACGGGTAATGAACAGGGCTATATCATTACCCTCTTTGACAACCTCCCTGCCAACAGGGTGGTGCTCTTCATTGATCGAGGCCTGTGTCAAATAGAGTGGTTTCATTGGTCATCTCCTTGCAAGAGTTCGGCACTGACGAGCTCGACAGAAACGTCGTCGTGGATGGGGTTGGTCCATTGTTCAATCGTCTCGGGGGCGTAAAAGATCATCCCGAGATCGTCTGAGTCGAGGGGTGTAGTGTCCAGTATGAAGGTCTTAATTCCCGTGTACCGGACGGTGACGCGGTAGAGTTGTTTCTTTTTCATGGTCAGATGTACTCCGCGATCATGTAGGAAACGATGTCGCCCCCGTCAGGATTTTCAGGCTCGATAGACCACGTCAGGGCCGAGGCAACACACGGGTATTGGGTGGGTTCCATGTTGCGGAACTTGACAAGGACAAGGGTCCGAGGACCGACCCCCTTGGGCAGAGTGCCTTTTAAATCGCCAAAGAAGGGCACATAGCCGTCCTTTGCCCTTTCCCAGTCCTCCACTACCCGATAGGCGATGATGTCGCTCTCATCGAATGTGCCCAAGGCCTGTGCCTCATAGTTGACGTCCCAGTTGTAGTGGCTTGCCAGTTCGGGGGACAAGACGTTGCCATCCCGCAGGATCACCGAGACGTAATCTTCGAGGCCGATACCACGGGGCATGGACTTCGAGTGTAGCGGGGGATTCCAGAGCTTGTAGCCCGTCAGGTCCAGATCAGGCTCGACGGGAACCTCCGGCTCGAAGTAGTCAAACTTCTCGACAGAATAAACGAAATGGGTTTCGCCTGTCTTGTTCGCATGCCGCTGGGCATGTACCTGAGCGTCGGCACGTGTCCCATGCCAGTCGGCACTCGGAGCCTCGCGCAGGGCCCCGTGCATCTCCATGGATGATACAAAGAAAATAGTCATTGGTCCTCTCCCCTGTGCAAAGAAACAGCCATCCGAACAAACTCCTCTTCAAGAGCAAGGATGGCGCGGTAGCGTTCGCCGAAGGCCTCGCGGGCCTCCGACAAATCGCCATGCTTGTAAATGTAGTCCGGTGGGTAGTCGCGCCCGTGGGGCGAGGCCTTGGCAAGATTGTCCAGCAACTCGCGGGCGGCGTTTGCCACCGACATGTACTGGTTGACCAGATCAGAAACGGGTGTTCCGTTCAGATTTGGCGAGGGTTTAACAAGCGGTTTCACGGTGGTTCCTTTCTATGGTGTTTAATGGCGGTATCAAGCGGGGTTTTCTACCATACCGAAACTCGACAGAACCGTCCGGTCTAGCTTGTAGTTTATGGCGAGGTTTTGAAAGCGGTAAAACAGGTCGGCCTTTTCGCCGGACGTCCAACCGTCGTGAACATCCTGTAGGTCGGTAAGGAAGAGGCCGAGGTCATCATCTGTGGTGATGACGTTGTTCAAGCGTTTGGTTATGTCCACGTCCATTGCGCTTTTACCTTCTAGACCATAGGAGTAGAGCTCGTCAGGGATGAGGAAGCCTACAGCGCAGCGCATCCCGTCTACGCCGCGATAGGCACATGTGGTTCCCCCTTCAAGCATAGACCTTTCCCCCTGCGCGAACAGCAGGGGGGTCACGTAGTCAAAGATTTCCTGACGGGATGAGAAGGTCTTGTGGGTCATGGTCGTTCTCCAAATGGGTTTGTCAGATTTGCGTAAAGGGTGGGTTTCGGATTGTCTGACAATGTCAGTCGACGTTGCACATGACGAGGCAGCGGTCGTACGAGATGCCCGTTTCCTCAGCCATCTGGGCGGCTTCATCCGCAGGGCGGTCATAGTTCCAATAGGGCGTCTCGCCGCTGTCCTCTGCCTTTTGTACTGCGATGTCGCCGATGCGGTTCATCACGCGGGAGAAGTCGGATCCGCTAAGGCGGTTCATCAGATGCAACGCGCCCATGTCGAAGAGGTTGGCTGATTCGTTTTCGTAATAGCCCAGCTCGGGGTTGATGCCAGTGGCGATCATCATCTCGATGATCTGCTCGGTGGTCTTGCGGTAGAGGTCGCGGTACATCTGCTCTGCGGTGTAAGACATGGGGTCATCCTTTCTGTGTTGGTCCCGTCTTGTATGTCAAGATAGATGGGTGATTTGACAGTGTCAAGTGGGGTTGTGGAAATAATTTACAAATTGTTTGTCGAAGGGCGGCTGTC